ACTTAAACTCTGCACCATTGTCCTCACAATAAGACTTTGCCGCTGTCCATTTCGCTTGATTTTTAATATACTCAAAACTCTCACGCATAAATGCTCTTGTTTTCTTTTTAGGTGTCTTTGGTGGTTTACATTGACGAGATGGTTTGATTTCAATAAGAAACTTTTTACCCTTTGATGTCTTTACAATGAAGTCAGGATAGTAAGAGTGGTATTTTTTATCTATTGGATTAAAATATCGTATGGATAATTCTTCACTTGCCCAATTAATTATATCAGGATTACGGTCACAGTGTAACATAAACTTACGCTCAAGTAGAGAACGATACACTATTTTAGATGGGTCGCCAACATATTTTTTAGGGTTAGATGGGCGATATAAACCTTTATATGACTTCTTCATTGTGTTATAAATATTAACATTACAAGGATATTTAGATGGCTTTTACAAGTAAGATTTCAAACATAATAAAACAAAAGGTTGCAAGTAATCTCTTAAATGGTTTAAATAATGCTATTGGAGGATTAGGTCAACCTAAAAAACTTGCTGCTAAATTAGCAAACAAGTCACCATTAGATATATCAAAAAGTCCTGTCGCTCATATGGAACCAACACACAATCCATTTTCATATGGTAATGTGTATTATCCAGAAGAAACAAGTAATTTAGGAGAAGGACATTATATAATATTTGATATTATAGAACACTCAGAATCAGAAATTAGTTTACCTGGTGGAGTAATATATCCAGGAACATTAGGAACAGTTGGTGAAAGAAAATTTAACAAAGAAAAAAGATTAGAAAAATTAATTGCTCAAGGGTTTCAATCTGATGATTCTGAATTATTGAGAAAAAACAGTTCAGGAGCTCAAACATCAAAAAGTTATCATACAAGAATTTCTGATAGTATCATATTATATACACCACCATCTAACATTAAATTTGATTACAGTGTAGGTTATGAAAATATTGATACTGGATTAGTCAGACAAATTAGAGCGTTATTTGATGGTGGAGATATATTAGAGAAACTAGGTGATGCAGGAGGTTCATTTGTAAGATCAGTGATAGAAGCTTCAATGAATATTGCTTTACCTGGATTTGGTGCAGTTGTACAAAAAGAAACAGGTACTGCTATCAACCCGAATGCAGAAATGGTTTTTACAGGAGTTCCATTTCGATCATTTCAATTTCCATTTGAATTTGCACCAAAAAATGAAAAAGAAAAAGATAGTGTACAAAAAATTATAAACTTATTTAAATTTCATATGATGCCTGAAAGAGAAGGTTATAATAATTTGAGAGTACCAAGTGAATTTCAAATAACATATATGTATAGAGATGGCGCAAATATGTACATACCAAAAATTAGTAGATGTGTGTTAAAGGATATGAGTGTGGATTATTCACCAGAGGGTGTATTTACAACATTTAAGGGTGATGATATGGGCGCACATCCTACATTATCAAAAATGGATTTGACATTTACAGAAACACAGATTATGACAAAGGAAACAATAGCTCAAGGTCATTAAAATGTATTTTAAAAATTTTCAAAAAGGATTATACGATATTAAAGGTGACGGTAATAAAAAACTTGTTACTGATTTAATGACACGTGTAAAAGTGAGAGAAAAGATTTTAGATGAATCTGCGTTATATGATACCTATGATGTACCAAGTGGAGAGAAGCCAGAAGATACATCTTTTAAACATTTTGGTTCATCAAAATATCATTGGGTAATTCTATTAACAAACAATATCACAGATAGATATTATGATTGGCCATTAACAGAACAAGATTTTGAAACCTATATGAACGACAAATATACTAATCCAGATGCTGTTCATCATTATGAAATTACTCAATCTAGTGGACCACAAACAGGAAGTGGACCAGATGATTACTCACATAAAATAGAAGTGAATAGTACACAATCTGGCGCACAGTCGGTGTCCAATAGAGAATACGAACAAAGACTACAAGACGAGAAAAGACAAATTAGATTATTAGATCCAAATTATCTCTTAACATTTATAGACGAATTTGAAAAACTAGTGAGGAACTAATGGCAGTTGAAAATGATAGACCTGGAGCTTTTAAGCTATCAGATGTGAATTTAATATCATATACTACAGGAACTACAGGTGTTATTAAAAGATTAAACATCAGAAATCTTGTCACAGAATTTAATATCTACGAAACTCTAAACGGAAACTTTTTATCTGGTGATATGATATTGACAGATGCAACCAATGTCATACAAGAATTTCCTTTAACTGGTTTTGAAAGATTAGAATTTATCTTTACATCACCTAATACAACAAATGGCTATAACTTCTCGGTATTTAATGGTCACCCTATGTTTGTTTATAATTTAAAAAATAGACAAAGTATTAATCTAACCACACAGATATATCAACTTAAATTTATTTCATTAGAGGGTATTAGAGATCAACAAACAAGAATATCAAAAGCATTTACTGGATCTATAGATCAAATGATTTCTGATGTATGTTTTAATCACCTGAATACAAAAAAAGATGTATTAGTCGAAGAAACAAAAGGTAATCATAAATTTGTATCACCACGTGTAAGACCCTCTGTATTAATATCTACATTGAAAAACAATGCCAGATCAAAAAATTATGAAAACAGTGGATTTGTTTTTTACGAGAACGCAAACGGTTTCAACTTTAAATCATATGAAGGACTATTTTGTAAAAAAGATGGTTCACCTAGACCTGTAAAAATGAATTATACTTTTAGTGTAAAGAATTTGAAGGTAATGGGTGACGAGGGAAAAGACGTAGAAGATATACAAGGTGTAGAGAGTTGGAAGATATTAGACCAATACAATACACTTAAAAATACAGCTAACGGTGTGTACGCAAGTCGCCTGATAACACACGATTCATTTAATAAGACATTTAATGAACACGATTTTAATTACCATAGTGAATACATAAAACAAAATCATTTAGAACAAGACGCAAAAGGTGATAAGAGAGATGATAACAGTATTTTACCTTTCTTTAATTACGACAAAGGCGATACATTTAGTACAAAGAGTGAAGGCGCACTATTCTTTCAAAGTCAAACAAATAAGATACATAACGATTACGAAATACCAGAACAAAAAGATATATTACAAAAACGTATTAGTCAACAAATGGCGATTAATAGTTTAATGATTGAAATAACTGTTCCTGGTATCACAGAAGTCAGAGTAGGTGATATATGTACTTTCACACTACCAGACTTTAGAAGAACGCCAGAAGGTGATATAGAGGCGAAAGATAAGTACATATCAGGTCGTTATTTAATCAATTCTGCTAGACACCACGTATCGAATATAAACAAAAGACATACAATGGTATTAGAACTGATTAAAGACAGCTTTAACGTAGGGTATCCAGAAGAAGATACTGATTACTTTACAAATAACGAAAACGATAGGGGATTATTATATAGTGCTTCACAATTGGACGAGTTTGTATAATACTCCGAGAATCTCGCTAGAATCGCTGCTAGAGCGTGTAGGAAGAACGCTAAGGCGGTGGCTATGAGAGAATATATAACTAAACATATGAAAGAACAACTTTCACAATATAAGAGGATAGTATGAAAATTAAAGAACAAATTAAGACAATCATAGACGATTACTCACAAGCTAGGGACATATCCATGGAGTATAACAAATACGATGGTTTCTTCAAGGGACATCAATCGCCCGAAACGGTATGGAACTTTGTAAAACACCCGTTTTTACTTAAAGTTAAGGGCCTTCTTGCGAGAGTAAGACTAATAAAAGTGGGTAAATAGTGTTGAGTGCCACCTTGCGTAGGGTATTATTAAATGGTAACTTATAGCGCATGGTGACCTTATTAAAACGAGAGGACTATCGGTAAAAAAAAGATGAACAATGATAAATTTTTAGGACACAACGGCTTTCTGTGGTTCGTTGGCGTTGTGGAAGATAGACAGGATCCTCAGTACACAGGCCGAGTACGAGTTAGATGTTTAGGACATCATACGTCTAATACTACAATATTGCCTACATCTGATCTTCCATGGGCACAGGTGGTTCTCCCAATTACTTCAAGTGGTATCTCTGGTATAGGCCAAACGCCGTTGGGATTAGTCGAAGGCTCGTGGGTGTTTGGATACTTCCGTGATGGTAACAATAGACAAGAACCGTTAGTCATTGGTTCATTGCCAGGGCGCCCGAGCGAATACGGTAATCCTAGTAAAGGTTTTTATGATCCAAATGCGAGAGAGAATGATACTACAAAGTCTGTTTATCCACGTGAAATAGATGAGCCTGATGTCAATAGACTAGCCGTAAACAATCCCGATAAACAACACAGTTCATTGACTACAAGAACCGCTGATCGCCAGACAAATATACAAGGCGTGAATAACTTATGGTCTCAACCCGAGATTTCTTATAACGCCGTTTATCCATACAATCACGTATATGAAAGTGAAAGTGGACATATAATGGAATTTGATGATAGTTTTGAAATTGATGAAGATGGCAACCGCACAAATCATTATCGAGTGCACCTGCGACATACTTCCGGCACCAGTATTGAAATGACAAACAACGGCGATACAGTAGAGATCACCAAGAACAACCGTTACATACTTGTCACAGCAGATAATAAGGTATATATCAAAGGAACAAAAGACGTAGTGATAGATGGCGACTACGATTTAAAAGTAAATGGGAATTATAACATATCAGTCACAGGTAATAAGACAGAAACCATCAGTGGTACAAAGACCAGTAATACTACAGGCGCCGTTGTCCACACAGGCTCTACAATAGACTTGAACCCATAGATTCTGAGTATATAGAAAGGCCATTGTAAAACCAAGCGCCAGCCTTAATCTATAAATGTAATAACAACTTTAAGGCAATAGC